TCTAAAGACGCTTCAGAGCGAATGAAGATTAAGATCGATCAAAGGGTTCTAACTGACATGTTGACTGATGTTAGTGCACTTAACAAAGGACAAACAGCAGGAGCAATCTCTGGTAACATCGATCTAGGTGTAGCAGGTACTCCAGAAGCGCTTACTAAGTCTAATGTTATTGACTTGCTAATCAACATGGGGACGGTACTTGATGAAGCTAACTCACCTGAACAGGATAGATTTGTAATCATTCCTGCAAAGATGGCTGGTCTAATCAAGCAATCTGATCTGAAAGACGCATCAATTACTGGTGATGGTTCTTCTCCTTTGAGAAATGGCCGTCTTGGTATGATTGATCGTTTCACTGTTTATGTTTCTCACAACCTAAAGAAAACTGCAGGTGGTGAATTTAGCGTAATCGGTGGTCACAAAATGGGCTTTACGTTTGCATCTCAGATGACAAACATGGAGACTATTAGATCAGAGACTACCTTTGGCAATATAATCCGTGGTTTACAAGTGTATGGCTATAAAGTTACTAAGCCAGAAGCTTTGGCAACCGCCATCGTAACGCTTTAAGGAGGGTGAAATATGGCTACATATAATGATGGAAAAGGTTACAATATGGGTACAGCTGCCGCGCACGTTGCTGCAGGCATCAATAAAGTATCTTCTGTAACTGTAGAGCTAAACTTCGCTACTATCACTACCGAAAGAGCAGCAGCTGGTCTGACTGCTTTGGGGGCAGCTGATGTTCTTGAAGTTATCCGAATCCCAGCAAAAACTTTGGTCACTAACGTGGCTCTAGAAGTTACTACTGCTGAGGGCGGAACACTAACAATCGATGTTGGTGACGGCGATAATCCAGATGGTTATCTGGATGGTGTTAATGGTAATGCTACAGCAGCTTACCTTACTGTCGCTGGAACTGACGCCTTTGAAGCTGGTAAGTATTACACAGCTGCTGATACAATCGACGTTACTACTGTTAACGCCGCAGACACAGCAGTTATGAAACTTACAGCTGTAATGGTAGACTGTTCATAATATTGATTGGGGGGCTTAGGCCCCCCTCTCTATAGGAGTTTTGTATGGCAAAACAAATTGATAAATCGAAGATGGCTTGTAATAAGCCTAAACGTCAAGTTCAAGGCGGTAAAAAGTTTGTTGTTAAAGCATGCCAAAACGGAAAAGAAAAAGTAATTCGGTTTGGAGATGCTAATATGACAATCAAAAAAGACCAGCCGGGAAGACGTAAAAATTTTCGTGCTAGACATGGTTGTGACAGCAGACCTCCATCTAAGATGACGGCTCGTTATTGGTCGTGTAAGAAGTGGTAATTTATTATGGCAGCACCTAAAGCAAAATCAAAAAAAGATGCTTGTTACTATAAAGTAAAAGCTCGTTATGATGTTTGGCCGTCAGCGTATGCTAGCGGAGCTTTAGCTAAATGTCGAAAAGTTGGAGCTGCTAATTGGGGAAATTCTAAAAAGAAGAATACAAGTTCCTCAAAAAGTGGTAAAAGAGGTTAGCATGTCAGTAAGAAAAACTGAAGAAGGAGCAAAGTTACAACGTTGGTTTAAAGAAAAATGGGTTGATGTAAAAACAGGTAAACCTTGTGGTAGACAACAAGGAGAAAAACGTGATTACCCTTATTGCCGCCCGTCTAAGAGAGTATCAAAAGATACACCCAAAACCGCGTCTGAACTTACAGCTTCTGAAAAACGTTCTCGTACTGCTGCAAAGAAAAGTTCTAAGAAAGTAAAACGAGTATAGGAGGATATAATGATTAGATGGCTTAGAAATACAAAAGACGGTGAGATTTATGAGTGGGATGAAATTCTTGCTGAAAATCCACTAACAGAAGAAGTTACTGAGGAACAAGCGTTTCCAGAAAAATTTCTAGATAAGAAAAAGAAAAGTCGTAAAGCTAAAGTAAATTTGGAAACTGAAATTCCTGAAGTAGGTGATGATACTCCAGAAGAATTAGCTGAAGAAGCAACAAGAGGTTTAGAGCGAGCTAGGAATGACAAAGGTCATTATGTAAAAGACGATCCTACTACGCCTCAAAACGAAGCATGGGTTAAGAAAAAATGATACTAAATGATGTTGTCACAGAAGTAAGAAGGATAGTACAAGATACTAATACCCCTCAAAGGTATTCTGATACTGTACTTGTAGGGTTTGCTAACCAAGCACTTAAACGTATTGCTGTGTTGCGTCCTGATCTTTTTGCTTTTATTGGCGACATTACTACTACTGCAGGTGCAGTAATACAATCTATGCCTTCTGATTCTATTCGTTTGATTGATATATACAATGTCAAAGGTGGCAGCGGTATTACAGAAACAAATAGAGAGTCATTAAATCAAGCTTATCCTTCTTGGATGAATGATACAGCAGGGCCTGCTGTTAATTTTATGCGTCATGTAAGGAATGCTAATAAATTTTTTATATATCCAAAAGCTCCTGCTGATCAAATTCTTGTAGGAGAATATGCACAAACACCTCCAACATATGATGGGACAACTACAGTAGCTCTTTTACCTGATGCTTATTTTCCTGTCGTGGTTGATGCTACAGTGTTTATTACTGAGTCTGTTGATAATGAGCATGTTAATTCTAAACGTGCACAAATATTCCAACAGTCATTTACACAGTCTCTTGGTGTAGCCGCTCAAAGTAGAGAAGTAACAGATACTGAAAGAGGCGGGTTAGATGAGGAGGATGTAACATAATGGCTGACAGAACTTTTTTAGATATAGTAAATAGATTATCTCCTAGCGTACCGGGTTGCCCTACGCCAGTAGTAGAACAATACGTTCGTGATGCAGCAATTGAAGCTTGTGAAAAAACATTAGCTTATCGGTACGAACAACCTAAAATAAGGTTAGTTCCCGGTGGTCATGATTATGCTTACGACACACCTAATGAGACTGAAGTACATGCAGTATTAACTGCTACAGTTAATGAAAGCAGGTTAACCCCTGTAACATTAGAACAATTATTTGATATGTATCCTAAGTGGCCAAACCAATCTACTGATGAACAGGCAGAACCTAGGTTCTTAACACAGTTAGATCCTGACCATTTTTCTTTAGCACCAGTTCCGGATAATTCCGTGACATATGATGTTAGAATGATATTGTGTCTTAAACCATTAAGAACATCTACTAAAATGGATAAAACAGTTCTTGATGAATTAGAAAATGTAATTATGCACGGAGCACTCCAACACCTATTAGTTTTACCTGATAGATCATGGAGTGATAGAGAGCTAGCTACTTATCATGCTAAGCAGTTTGTTATGAAAACTGCAGAACGTAGAGCTAGAACTAATCTCGGTGCTTCAAAAGCATCTATGCGTGTACAGATGCAAAAGTTTGGGTGAGGTAAATTATGGCTGATACAATAAAATTAGTAAAGGGAGATGAATTACCACAAATCACACTTACACTTACTGATGACGTAGCTAATGCTGCTTTAGATTTATCTGCTGCTTCTACTGTTGTAACAATTAAGTTTAGGTTAAGAGGTGGTACTACAACTCTATCTACAATTTCTACTACTAAACTTACTACTGGTGCTGACGGTAAAGTATATTTTAATTTCGCTGGTGGTGTACTTGATGTAGACCCCGGAGAATATGAAGGTGAAATTAATATCGATTTTAATGGTAGTTCTCAAACAGTTTACGACACATTAAATTTTAGAGTACGGGATAATTTCTAATGGCTAACGTTAGTGTATCTAACATTACACTATCAGCTATTGTTTCAGTAACAGTTAGTGTAGCTAGTTATAGTGCTTCTGCTTCTTACACTGATGTTGTTTATTCTACTGACGGCGCTTCGGTGTCATACAACTACGAACTTATTGAGACACGTCCGTTACCATCTGTATCGGTATCAGTGTCTGAATTAATTTCTAAACAAGCAAATAAAAGTCCAAGTGATGATGTAACAGTTACTGAGACTGAAGTTAAAAATATAAATGTTGGTGCTAGTGATTCAGTAACAGCACAAGAAGCTTTATTTAAAATAGTAACTAACCCTATCGATTTTGATCCTACTGATGATGATGTAGATCCAACTCCTGTTACAATAACTGAATTAGCAGCTAAGACTTTAACTATAGGTGAGTTAGCAGATAACGATGATGTAACAGCGTCTGAGTCTATAACTAAACAACCTAACAAATCTCCATCTGATTCTATTGCAACTAGTGAACAACTTAATAGTTTTGATATTGGTAAAAACCCTTCAGACACAGCAACAACTTCTGAGGAGATTAACCGTTTTGATGTAACTACCGTACTAGCAGATGATGTTACAGTAACAGAATCTTCAGCTAAAAACATTACACCAGCAGGTAAAACTGATGATGTGACTATGTCAGGTAGTCAAGTTAAAATATTTAGTGCTAATGTAGACTTTGATTTATCTGATGCTGATGCAGATCCTGATCCAGTTACAGCTTCAGATCAAGTTAATACTGTAGCTATAGGTAAAAATCCTTCAGACACAGCTAGTATAGCTGAGTCTACTGCTAAAAATATTACACATGGAGGGTTTAATGATACAGCTAGTATGGCTGAGTCTACTGCTAAAGTAGTAACTTTACCGGGTGTGACAGATAGCCTCACTGCAGTAGAAGGTATTAAATTAGAACCATCTAGACCACTTGGTCATTCTATTAGTGCTTCAGAATCTATAGCTCTTAATCCTAGACCTGTGTTTTCACATGCTGTATCAGCTACTGAAAGTATTAACACTTCACTTATATTAGGTGAATCAAGTTATTTATATCCTGATTTTGTTGTTGCATCGGATGGTTCAGAGACAGGTAAACTTCCGGGCTATCATATAGGTACACTCAGAACTAGAGCATTGACTACTCCTGATTTTAGTTATCAGCTAAATGAAGAATTAGGAATGTTAAATGAAAGTTTAGTTTTTGGAACAGGCATAGACGGTATTAGTTATACTAATAGAATATTTATTCAAGATAGAGC